CCACTTGCGGTGATGCAGAATGTGATATTGTCAGTATCTCTTGGATTCTTGAATGTTCCGAGTACCTTGCAGTCTGCATCTGCAAAGACAAGCAGATAGCCGAATCCGTCAACAGAATAGACTTCGTTAGGACAATAGCAGTCCTCTGCCAGGTATCTTTCAACATCTTTATGAACTTCTCTCAGTTTCATCATTCTTTCTCCATCACAACATCGATAATCCAGTCAAGTAAACCTTCCGATGGTTGCCAGCTCATAAACTTTCTATAGCAACAATCACAATTCTCTTTTTCGTCTGAATCATCCCACTTGCAGTTATAGCAGTAGATGTTATCAAGTTCCTCTCTCAGCTTTGCTTTTATCTCTTCTCGTGTCATTCTTCTTTCCTCTCTGCCCATGCACAGAAACCATTTTCATCACATTGTCCATACATATCTAGGCAATATGCTTGGTCTTCTTCTGTAACGAATTTTTTGCAGTCTTTGCACCGAATCAGTTCGGGATAGTCTTTATCTTCAAACTCTCCTGTCATGTCTTTGACAATGTACTCTTTCATTCTTCTTTCATCTCCAGTTTTATCTGTTCATAGCCTTTTTTTCTTTTTCTCTGTGGCTTGTATTGCTTGCCAGTGTCAACATCTCCAAGCACGGAATAAACATATTCTGAACAGTGATTCACTCTTTTCACGTCATCGGAAGAAAGTACTTTTTCTTTTTCACCGCAATAATATGTATCACCGTTGGTACAAAATGCGCAGTATCTGCAATACTGTTTCATTCTTCCTTTTCCTCCGCATATGAACAGAAATCATTATCGTAAGGCATAAATACACTGAGATTTAATCCCATTAAATTTTTTGTATCACTCATTCTTCTCCCCTCTGTTTCATTTCAATGCATTCAGTTATTTTCTTTGAGATTGCGCTCCCGATCTCAGTCTCTTCGAAACAATCCCAGACAAAAAGCCAGATAAGACAAGCCAGTCCGAAGGCCATGCTTGCAAAGGCAAATAATAATATCGCCCCGAGAATATCTTCTACGTTCATCTTCTTAATTCTCCTCGAAATTCAATCCCGTCCATTTTCGCGCCACAGTTCGGGCAATATTTGAAGCTCGCTCGGATGTCGATAAAGAAGCCGCACATGGAACATTCTCCGATAGGACTTGCGTCTAACAGTGTTGCGTGCCTGACTGGCTCGACATCAATAGTCGGCATCTTGTCAATTTCCTCTTTCGTGACTACTGGAATAGTACCTACTCCATCAACATCCCATGGGATTGAATCTGCATCGACCAGCCGTGTCATTTTTCTTCCTCCAATTTGATGTGGTTTATTACCGACTGAATGGTACAGTGCAGCTCTCTTGCAATTTCTGCATTCTTCCATCCTGCTTTGTGAAGCGCGATCAGTTTTCCATGATCGACTTTCTCGGTCTTAGGCTTCTGAACGGCTTCCTGAATGACCGGTTCCTCCAGTTTGATATCTTCGTACTTGGCGAAAGCTTCCGCTTTCTGGAGCTGTCCGATGGTCGTTTCCACGCTGATCGGAACCAGCATGTATGTCTCCTTCCCTGCTGCAGCCTCTTCCATTGCAACCGGCATCAGGATCTCTCTGAGTCTTTTCATTTCTCTTTTCCTTTCTTCTCAATTGCGCTGATTTTGATTTTCAGTTCAGCCGCTTTAAGAATCGTTTTGTTGATCTCGGCATCGTTCGTCATCCCGAAGCTCTTGTTCGCCACTGCAAGCACACCGACCGGAAGCAATGCAAGATTCTCCAGCTTGCAGTTCAGAGGATTCCCATCCAGAAAGCACAGTCGGTATCCCTCTGGAACCGGACCATTTGCCTGTTCCCAGATATACCGCTGATACAGTATCCAGTTCTTCTGCTCCTTGCCTTCTCTGACTTTTATCCACAAATATTCCTTGCGCTGTGTGATTGTGCCGAGCGGCTTCTGATTTGCCGGGATGTTTCCCTTCTTGAAGAGTGTGCGGCGTGAATTCTCCTGAGCTTCCTTCGGCATGAATTCATCCCAGGCCTTCCCGGCACACCATGGTCGCTGGCCCTTCCTCCACTTGGTGTCAAAGCCGGAAGGCGTTTTATGATTCTTCTTCCAGCTTCGGATCTGCTTCGTGGTGAGCCGGACACCGAACTTTTTTTCGAGCATGTCCCGGATCTCCTCGGAGGTTCTTCCTTGGATGATAGTGACCAGCCAGTCTGACTGCTCATCAGTAAGAATGCGGTTATGCTCATATACTCCGGTTTTGGCAGGCAGATGATATTTGAGGTACTTGGCTTTCACATAATCGTAATGGATCTCTATGCCAAGATCCTGATGTATCATTTCTACCATCTGCCTGCGTGTGATCTCTGGAGACGCATGATCCAGAATGTACTCTGTTATTTCTGCCGGATACCGGTCATACACTCCTCTTGGCATCGCTCTTCATCTCCAGCATCTCCGGGAGTGAGATCTTCTGCCTGCTGCCATACTCGACCTGAAGCTTGGTCGCCTCCAGTGCCAGCTTGGCATTGTCGATGATCTTTCCGGAAACATCAGCGATTGCTTTCGCTCTTGTGATCTCTGACTGCAGATCGTCACCGGCAAGCTCTTCGTCACCGAGTCTCTCCAGTTCCGCAAACAGATGATCGTTCAGATCCGTTATCTTGTTCTTCATTTTTCTTACCTCTCCATCTTCCTTTGGAGTCACAGTCATAGCAGAACGGTTCTTTCTTTCCGAATGGACCGCGCCATATCTTCATGCGTCTTGTGATGTCTTTTCCGCAGCATGCGCAGACGATTCTGTTTTCCATGATCAGTGCCTCCTGCGGCGGCAAGTGCCGCCATATGTACAATAGTTGTCTGATTTTCTGTAAGATTCCTTGCGGAAGTCATTTTCCAGTTTTCTGTACTTGAGATATTTTAGACATTTGCCATGACATCCGATCTGTCTGTCCGGGCATCCCTTGCAGGGAGCCTCATATTTTGACGGTAGAAAATCTGACATTATTCATCACCTCAGAATGGAATATCGGGATCAGAGATCTGCTTCGTCGGACAGTCTTTCAGGTAATAGTCAAATTTATTCTTGGATTTCCATGGAGTGAACTCCCATGATTCTGAAGACCACCCGAAGATCTGATCCCATTGGATCCATTTCTCTAATTTATTCATTTCTTGAACCTACAAGCTTTAAGCCACTGGTACCAACATGGAATACCCTGCGCCTGTCAATGGCAGGCAGGGTATCCATGTTTCCGTGGCAGATCGGGTATCCTTCCTATAACTCTATATAAGGGTTGTAGGATGGAAAAACACAGTTTTTGCAGTTTTTACCCTTTTTTTTGTTCATTTTTAGTTCCTACAACCCTAAGGGTTATATGTAGGAAGAAAATCATAAATCTTCAGCGTTGCACCAGAAGCCTTTGTATCCGAGCGGTTTCATCGATGCGAAACCGGCTTCTTTGAGCCTTTTTTCGATAGAACCTTCAGCGATCTTGGCGCCTGTCTTCCTGACTTGCTCAAGGAAGTCCTGTCGCTTGATACACCTGATTCCATCCAGCTCATACTGTTCACACATCTCAATCAGATCGAATATCTCAGACCTTTGATTGTGCAGCACGAGCTGTGTACGCTTGTTATTCTCTGTTGACAGCAGATCACTGTCAGCCAGTCTGCCGTCGTAGTCGACCTTGTGAATGGGCCAGTCGAAGAACAGATCCACCGGATCGATGGACTTGAATTCTCTCAGAGTAGATTCCACTCTCCATGCGGTCCATCCCTTTTCCGCTTCGATCTCCGGTGCCCAGTCAATCTGTGTCATCGTTAGAATGGCATCCGGATCTCTGGCAAAGGTTCCGGCACCAGCCGCTCTGTCGATGATCGACTTGGCTGCACTGTTGCCTTTCGCGAAATGGTGAGCATATATGACAGCCGCTCCGGTTTCTTCTGCGATCCTGTCGAATCCGGAGACCATTCTTGCGACATCCCCATTGGAGTTCTCATCGCCTTCCATGACCTTGTAAAGCGGATCGATCATGACAGCGAGATAGTCTCTCTTCTTCATCCGGTTGATGATGATCGGCGCCAGTTCCGTCAAAGTTTTTCCTACGCCTCTGAGATTCCAGATCTCGATGTTCTCGATGTGATTGTCACTGGTCAGCTTAAGCTTTTTGTAGATGTCCTGAATGCGATGGAAGAATGACGCGGCATCAAGCTCCATGTTGATGTACAGGACTTTTCCCTGCTTGCACCGGTGCCCGATCCAGTTCATTCCTTCGGCAATGGCGACCGCCAGCTCGATCAGAATGAATGTCTTTCCGGCTTTCGATGTGGAAGCCACGATCATCTTATGTGACTGTCTCAGGATGCCTTCGATCAGCTCAGGCTTCAGCGGAGGCATCTTGTCCCAGACATCCTTCAGATTGACGATTTCCGGCAGTCCGTCATTGATCCCTGACACCCATTCTTTCCATTCTGCGAAGGATGCCATTCCGAGATGTGTATCAATTAAGAACTGCTTATGTTCGCCTCGCCAACATCCCGGCAGGCGTGACAGTCGTGACGGATTCTTATTGTTGTCATCGATTTCCATGCCTGCATCTTTACAGACATTTTTTATGAAGTTGAATTTCTGCCGGTAATCGAATTTTGATGTAGCATCTACTCTGACAAGAGCATGAACGCTCTTTCCGCCGGAGTAGACCAGTGCCGTCACCGGCAGCTGGATTGTCTTAATGACTTCGATCTGATCCTCGACAGGCATATTGTCTGACTCGACCAGGATGTATTTGAATTCCGCAACATTGGCATCCTCGACGCCGCCTCCATCCAAAGGATTGATTCGGATCCAGGCGCCTGCTTCCTTGTTATAGGAACCAAAGACCTTCTCGATGGGCATTCCCTCATTCAGCTGATCAATGAGCTGACCGGCATTGTAGTAATAAGTGCCGTTGCCGACAGGGACATATTTTCCTTTGGAATTGACGCTGGAGCGCATGGTATAACCGACATAATCGCCCGGTTCGAACATCGCTTCCAGGTATCTGACGGCATCTCTTTCCGGATTCCATCTCTCCGGTTCTGAGAATGCCGGTTTCTCCGGTTCTTCCAGATCGTCATCCTCCCATGAGAATGTGGCGGACCATTTATCCTTGCCTGCGATCATCTTCGGCAGCTTCTGCTGACGAGCTGGCGACCATCCGGATTCTTTTGCTTTCATGACAATGAAGGCACCGGACAGATCATGACGGTTGAAGGTGTTCCATCGTTCGTGACAGCACCCTTCCTCATATCTGTCGTCTGACCGCGACCATGCGTCCCAGTCATCCACTGAATAGCCTTCTTCTTTTAGTGCCATTCCGACTTTCAGCCATTCGGAATATTCCAGAGCTGCCGGATCTATGTAATCCAGCAGCTCGATAAGATCAATCTGATTCTCCATCTCACCACCTCAGCTCGACATTAACGTGAGGCTGATCAGAGTACAGTTTCAGCACTCTGGCATCGCAGATCTGCGCGTCGTCATCGTATGCGATGCGGTTCAGCGCGTCACATACGATTTTTCCGATGTTGTCCCAGTCCGGCTTCCTGAGCGGAAGCAGCAGGCCATCAAGCATGGCAGCTCTTCTCTTTTTGCTGACGCTTTTAGGAATCGGATAGTATGCGTAGATCCTGCAGGAGATCGGCACATCCGGTCCGATCGGTGTCCAGTCATCTCCTGCCGCCTCTCGGAAGCACAACTTCACGAGATTCTCATACGAAACTGTATCAGCCGGAGTGTAGGCATGACCGGAGCGTCCCAATCTGGGACGCGCCTTGCCTTTTGGATCTCCGGGAATAGTGAAGCAGATCACCATTCTGTATCGTCCCAGGAAGCCTTCTTTTTGGACGCTTTCGGCTTCTCTGCAGCGGACTTTTTCGGAGCGACGAAGTAGTCAACGTTGTTGTAATAATTGCCGTTGTACATTCTCTGTGAAGTCTTTACGAGGCCCTTCTTTCCGGGCAGTGAATCCCAGTTCGGGATGGTGAAGGTGCGCTGGCCTTCCTTGATCAGTCCGATCGACTTCATAAATGAGGCGATCATGCCGGAAGCTTCCTTGCAGATATAGAAGTTATTCTTCAGGAAGGCTCTGCCGTTTTCTGTGTCAATGTGCATGTTGACGATGACCTTGCCGCACTTCGGGATCTTCGGCCCTCCGTCATAATCTCCATAATCGATAGAATCGACAGTGAATTCATATTCACCCGGTTCCAGAAGAACATACTCCTGGTCTTCGATGTCAAAAGTCATCGTGTACTTGTTATCCATTATTCTTATCCTCTCTTTCTGATGATGGCTGCTTCGATCTTGTTGATGTTATGAATCAGATATTCAATGAAATCATCTTCGTATTCGCTGATCTTGGCCGATTTCGGATAGACGCCCTTCTCAGCAACGATGTCTTTCAGTTCCGCCTGAGTGATGCCTTTGGACTTCATGACTTCCTTCAGATCATCCAGCAGAGTCTTTCCCTGAAGCGGAGTCTCATCGTCTACCACATCGACATGCGGAGCGTTGACATCGAGATATTCCTTATGCTCCTGGATGGCGTCTGCAAATCCGCCGGATTCCATGACTGCTGCTGTTTCAAGTTCGTAATATTCGCGGATCTTCTGATCTACTGCCTTCAGATCGTTCGAGATCAGTTCATCATCGAACATGCCGACTGGAGATTTGACTGTGTCAGATCCGTTATTCTGTGTACGGAAGAAATAGCCCTCATCCGTGACGCAGGTCCTCAGGACGATGGAGAACATGCCCTCCAGTGTGATCTTCTCGTCGATCAGCTTGCCAATGGTCTTGGCTTTGACGCCTGATCCGTCAGCCGTGCTTTCGACATGCTGCAGGAAATAGACAATCGTGTCGGCAGGCAGCTTCTGAATGCATGAATTGACGAGATTCCAGAAGTTCTGACCGATCTCAGTGAACTTGTCGAAGCCTTTTTCCTGAGCGCGACGCATGTACTCGTTAGCCATCAGATACTGCGCATCATCGATCACGATGGACTTCTTATCGGTCTTCTTCAGAAATTTGGAGATCTCTCCGTAACTGTCGGAGCTGATCGTTTCAAAGTGTTTCTTACGGAATGGAAGAGGCTTTCCGATGACATTGACGACTGCCAGTTCGTCATCGGAGAAGTGCCTCAGGGAAGCGGATTTTCCGGTGCCGCTCTCACCGAGAATCATTACCACGATAGCCATTATTTAATCCTCAGATACTCTCCTCTCTCTTCAATGTGTGCGAAATCCAGCACTTCGCCATCATCTTCGATAGCGCTTCGAATCAGTTCTTTATCTGGTTCGAGTACAGTTCGACAATATTCAGCCGGAACATCACCGGTGATTGTGACCGGAAGCTTGCCGCCTTTCTTAGCAATCGAGAAGCTGAACAGTTCAGTGGAAACCTTAGATCTGTTCGTTGCCTTCATGGAAGCAAAGAGTGCTTCCTTGAGGCGGTCGACCGCTCTCTGCCGGTTCTTCTTCAGTTCTCCCAGGCGTTTGATTTCATTGTCATAGTTATCAATGTCAGACTGGAAGTTACGGATGATCCTGCCGTAATTGTCATATTTCTGATCAAGATCGTCTCCGATCGTCAGTGCTTCAATGGGATATTCTTCGTCTCCGGATTCCAGGACTGCCTGGATCTGCAGGTATTTCCCTGTAAGTTCATAAAGGCTGCTCATTTACTCTCCTCCTGTGTTTTCGGTTCTCTGTAATTCACATAGTAGCGATAGATGTTGTGCATCTTATTTCGTGTCTCAGCTTCTGTGTCGCTAAGCTCCGTGAGCCATTTGTTATACTCGTTCATGATCATCCGGTGGGAATTGACCTGATTCGCGGTTTCTTTCAGCAAGGAGATCGCTTCAGCAAGATCGTCATTTAAGCGATCAACCTTCCTGCGGATCAGGATCTTGTCGATCACCAGTGCCAGGATGAGCAAAGATAAAGCCAGATCTACGATCATCATTCCACCTCCTTAATAAGATCTTCTGCTCTGTAGACGAAGCGCAGCGCTTCCTGGATGGCTGCAAGCCGAGCGTCCTCTTCCTCGGAAAGATTGTGAATCTCCTCGGCTAAGACAAGGACTGATTCCTTGCTGGACAACTCCGACTTAAGCTCATCGATCAGATCTAAGATCTTTTCCATCAGCACATCACTCCGATCAAGATGCAGACGATTCCCAGGAATGTCATGCACAGCAGATTGTCAGCGTCCTCATCAGACACGTAGATCGGGCTTTTTACCCATTTGATTATTGTTTTCATAAATCTCTTCCTTTCTGATAAAATGGAAGTGGCCAATTTGCAAAGCCACTATCCCGGATGACTGTTCGCACCAGTCATCCATTTTTTTCGATTTCGGCATACTTTACGATCCTTGATTCCTGAATGCCGAAGTGTTTGACGAACAATCCAGTCGGGATGCCAAGATCGGCAGCGTCTGGATATTCATCTCTGAACCATTCGCGGAAATCCTTAGCCATTCTCTGAGCTTTTACAGATCCGACATCACACAGCGTTTGGATGTCTCGGACTGAGAGCCTGGACTTCATCAGGATCTCCAGCTTTTCTCTGTTCGTGCTCACTTTCCACCTCCAATCAATTTCTTCCATACGTTCAAGCTGATCGGCACATCGCTGAAGTCTTCGCCTTCATACCCTGCCACCAGGATGTCTCCGAAGAAGTTCGTCACATCCAACACAGTGCAGTTGTATGGAAGCTTCAGAATCCTGGCATCTTCGTTGCAGATGATCACGATATTGCCGATCGTCAGCGTTTCGATATAACCACCGACATGATTCTGCAGATTTTTCAGAGTATTGCTGATCAGCGCAACATGTCCGACAGGTTCATCTGCTTTTTTGATGATCACTTTGATCTTGCTCATGTTGTTCACCTCCTTTCTTTACCGTTTTGAAAGTTAGTTCTCAAAAAAATAAGAGCCTATGTCGGTTGCTTCTAAACGCAGTGCTTCAGACCATTTCAAGATATCGTCCTGAGACAAGTCTGTTCTTCCGTTTAATTTTGCGGTTACAGACTGTTCTGACAATCCGATTGCCTTTGCAAACTCTCGCTGAGAGCCAAAAATCTCAACAATGCGCCCTCTGATTCTGTTATATGTTTTTGCCAAGCTCATCACCTCCATGACCAAACTTTACCATTTTGAAAGTTCTCCGTCAACACGATATTTTAATTTTCTTAAAGTTTTTATTTCGGCTATTGAAAGCGAAAGTTTCAACAAATAGAATTAAAGCAGAAGGGAAGATTGATTATGGAGAGAGTCGCTACATTCAAAGACAGGCTGGAGCAAGCGATGGAGATGAAGAAAATCCGCCCCGTCCAGCTTCATCGATTAACTGGCATATCCGAAAGCACTATCAGTCAGTATCGTTCTGGCTATGCATCACCCAAAGCAAAAAATCTAAGTATTATTGCAAAAGCTTTAAGAGTGAATGAGGCATGGCTTTTAGGCTTGGATATTCCTCCTTATCCCGAATTGAATAATGACGTTTTTTTCACCGGGGATGACGGCTCTATTTTATCTATGCCGAGCGAAACATTTGATGTCATTCGTGCTTATGATGGTGCAGATCCTGGCATTCAAAAATCAGTCAGAATCCTTCTTGGAATTGAAAAATAAAAGTGCTCCTGGTAACAGGAGCTTAAGCATAGGTGGTCAGCCCTATGCTCTGATTATAACACGATCGGAGGCAAATTATGTCAACACAAAAGAATAAAAGCACCGGCAGGTGGGACTGCTGTTTTCGCGTAAGGAAATCAGACGGTTCCCTGTCAAAAACTTGGAAGAGAGGTTTCAAAACGAAAGCGGAAGCTCAGCAATATGAAGCTTCCCACCGGCATGAGGCAGCTGAAGCTTCCAGCGCCACATTTATGGTCCTGTTTGAAGCCATGACTGTCGCCTGTCAAGCTTCCGAGGTTACTTCCGAGCAGCGCAGGACGCGCATACAGCGCTACTGTGCAGCGATTGCCTCAAGACCGATGAAGGACTTGTCTAAAACCGATTTCCTTGCGTGGCGTGAAGCACTGGCTTCCTGTGACCTGTCAACCACCACGAAGAACGACATCATCAGACTGGTGAAGCAGATTGGTCGTTTCGCGTGGAACACTTATGACATCCCGGACAACACGAAAGTCATGCAGCCATTTAAGAAAGAACTGGACGATTACACAGAGATGGTGATCATCAATTACCACCAGTTCCGGAAACTGGTTGAGGCAGAACCGGATGAACTGATGCGGATCTTCTTCCAGACGCTGTTCATGACCGGCATGAGGAAGGGAGAAGCGAGAGCGCTTCAGAAGTCAGATTACGATCCGATCAGAAAACGGGTCCATGTCTACAAGGCGATGAGGAGAGACGAAGATTCCATCAAAACAACGAAGACAGGCCAGTCCAGATGGATTCCACTTGATGACGATACTGATCGAAAACTTAGAATGCTGGCAGAGCGCCCCGGACCGTATCTCTTTGGAGACTTCTTGCCTCTGTCGAATAACATGATCACCCGACACTTCAAATCAGATCTGGAAGCCGCCAAGCTTCCTGACATGAGGATCCATGATCTCCGGCATTCTCATGTTTCCTTGCTTTGGGCAAATGGAGTTCCCATCCCGGAAATTGCCAAGCGCTTGGGCCATTCCTCGCCGAAGACTACCATGCAGGCTTACGCTCACATTTTCGATGTCGGGCAGAACGCTTCGCTGTCTGTTCTCAACAGTCTCGTGAGTCCTCAGTGAGTCCACTTTTTCAAAAACCGCAGTTTCAAAGAGTGTCAAAAATGCGATTAACACTGCATTTTAGATACATTGAGATACGGTGAAATACATATCTATCGTATCTGCCAAGCGGCACTAGCGCCTGTAAATAGGCGCTTTTTTAATGTTTTGAGTCCTCATTGAGTCCTTTTTCTGCAGAAAAAGAAAAAAGACCACTCGATATGAGCGGTCACTCTTCACTGATTTCTTCTGTTTCCGGTTTCTCAGGAGCTAACAGCTTAGCATCCTCATCCGCCTTTTTCTTAAGAACATCCAAAGCATTGATCAGGATCTTCGGCATCGGCAGGCCCATGAGGCCAAGATTTTCCACGATGGAAATCCCTTCTGATGCCAGGAAAGAAATAATAACCGTATTCCGGATAAAGTCAGATCCAATCACATTGTCCAGCTGCACTGCCATGTATACAGCTAACATTATCCCAATCTTCCGGAACAGTCCCTTCATGCTTGCCCTGGACTCCAGAGCACCTGTTTCGGATTTCTTCGAGGCATGGAACACTCCGGCGACGATTAAGCCTGTCACATAATCGATAAAGATAAAGATTATTAATGCTTTTAACAATGAGTCCCAGCCGCCCAAAGCGGTGGCAATCACACTGCCGATCAAGCCGATCGCAGTGCAGAAACTTGTTCTCGCGCTAAACAGCTTGTCAATCTCATTAATTATTTCTTTCATTTTGATTCTCCTTTACATGCATAGAAAGCAATACCTTCGCCGTCCCAGCCGAGCTTTACCAGTTCATCGTATTCGCCTTTGTTTGCGGTATAGAAATGTTCTTCGCCGTTTTCGTTATAAAGTCTGTAAATCGGCTCTCCACTCTCATCGTCAGAGTAGAACGCTGTGCCTTCATTCTCCCAGCCGTTTGCAGCAACTTCGTCCCGTTCAACACTGCTTCGTGTCATCAAGTGGTCGCCGTCATTCGGGTTATATAGTCTGTAAACAGGCGTTCCTGTTTTCGGCGCTTTCCAGCCCACGCCTTCATAGGTCCATCCTGCTCTTGCCAGGCTTGTCGCTTCACCGTGGTTGAGCGTGAAAACATGCTGATCACCATTCGGGTTATACAACCTGTAAACGGCCTGCTGAATAATGGGGATCGGATTAAATGTTGTAGTGTAGATGAATCCGAGAAAATAATAATTCACACCAAGCGCATACGTTCCATTCACACGTTTGAATGTTCTTCTTCTCCAGTATCGCCCATTTTCCTTTGTTCCGCTCCATGCGCTCCCAGTGCTTGTAAAATCACCGTGGGAATTGCACGTTTCTACAAATTCGACATGTCCTGCGCCATCCCCGGCATTGCCGGCCTTGCCTTTCCGCCAAACGGCAATTGCGCCAGCTCTTGGATACTGACCGCGCTCAAGACCATCTTTGTAATTCCAGTAGTTTTCAGCGTTACCCAAGCACAGATTTTCGTCAGTCCCATTTACTTCAATTGATCTGCCGTGAACATAGCCAGTACAGTTAGGGAGAACGGAGCCTTTATATGTTCTTCCGTCCTCGTTTCCAAGAATGCAGTGGTTTTTTCCTCCGTATGTTGTTTTTACATACGCTGCGTTTGTCGCGTCTGGGCATACGGTCCTTTGAATAAACTCTTTCATCCCTCAACTTCCTTTCCGGTTTTTCGTCTGTGAACGTTTGTTTCTTTAATTTAAAAGAGCAGATCGCTCTGCCCTTACATGTATCTTCTGTATGAATTCTTTACGTTCTCTTTGTCGATGCAGTAGTACTTCATTGTCGTGTTGATGTTTTCGTGGCCGAGAATCATAGCAACTTCTTGAATCGGCATGCCCAGATCTATCTGGCTCAGTAAGGTGAACCGTTTGATTTCCACAAAGTCGCTCTAGACTGTTCATCCAGTGCTATAAATCCGCTAGGATTTTCTAACCACATCTTTTTCGGATGCAAACTACAAGTGAGTCCCTTTCTCATTCCTACTTACCTTAGGCGATTTCTCATTCCTACTTGTGTAGGCGAACTTTCATGGTCAGACCTCAGTCACTCCAAGGGGCATAATGCTCTTGTAGGAATCTTGTTGGAATCTTGTTGGAATTTTTGTGACTCCTACAAGCTCTAACGCTCGCTAACACTCCTAACGCGTTAGATGCGTTGGCGTGTGTTAACTGACTTAAAGTGTCCTTTAATTGTGCATCAGTTCAGGCATATCCATAAATGCTTGATATGCAAGGGCTTCAGCACCTAACGCAAGCGGATGCACATTGTCTGAAGCAAGATAATTAGGATACCATGTATCACCATAGGCTTCACCATTTACTGCCTTTGCAAAGTCTATGTACCTTAGTCCTGTTGACTTAACATATTGGTTTTTGAACTCGTTTCGTTGGGTTGGTGTGCAAGGAATTGTGGCAAGCACTAAATCAATGCCATTATCTGCACAATAAGCGATAACTTCATCGACGCATGTTTTCCAACTTGCATTTACCGCACTTTCGGTATCTGCATCATTCATTCCCATTGCCCATAACAGATGCTTCGGTTTTCCAACTGATACTGCATTTCTGAAAGATGTAATGGCAGATGCCGAATTTCTTCCACCGTATCCATCAAGATAAAACGGGTCAAATCCATTATCAAGAACGTAATACGGCCATCTCTGATCTGTTCCAAGAGTAACGTATGAATCGCCAAACACATAAATATCTTTGGAATAATCATCATTCACAAATTTCAGTTTTACATTAGTCATTGACTGACTGGAATACTGATAGTTTAAGACTGCGAACGCTGAACCGTTAGAACCGTCCCACTCTACGTTTTCAATGGTATATGATCCGCCTTTTGTCATGATGATAATATCAGCACTCAAGATTTTCGTAATAATGATAACCTTCAAGAATGTATCAAGAGTTAACCCATGTGTGCCGGTGACTACCTGTGTTTTTGTAGGTGTGTATTTGTACACTGTGTAGTCTGTTGGGGTAATCTCAACGCTAGCACCCGTGTATAGATTTCTGCCTTTGCCAATCTCAACAAGCTGAAGATTTGTTATCATCCCTTCAAAAATAATTCTTGTGTTTTTCTTTGCGTGGATTTCAGAAGCGGTGATAATGTTCCCTGCGCTCATCTCCGATAACTGCGATTCAAATACTCCGTTATAGATTTTTTCATCTGCTGATGCCGGATGATATAACCAAGGAATATTATATTTTATCGGAGTTGGTGTCAGTTCTGAACCTTGGTTAATGCAATACGATTCTTCAGGATAAAGCGTATGCTTGAATGAAATAGCAACATATTTTGCATCGCCTGTATTGAATACTGTTAGATTTTCAAGACGGCTAATAACGTTTGTTTTGTCACTCATCAGTAACAGAAATCTCGCATTTGTGCATATATAGTCAGTGTTCGGTGTGACTTCAAGAATGAATGCGCTATATTCAGCATTTTCATTTGTGAATATTACATTTGAGTCTGTGTTGTAATAGTATCCATTACTGATTTTATCTGTTGCTTCTGAATACAGATTTCCAACAGGATAATCTTTATAGAATGTTCCATCTGTAAGTTGTTCCGTTAATTCTGCATTTTCATTTCTTGCGATTCGGTCGTTCGCAGTTAGCAGTTTAAACGTGGCATCTGATGCTTCTGATGCAAGTCCGCAGAAACGAATGTATTTTCCATCGTCATGGATTTTTACAAGGTTATCTGTGAAAAGCTGACCGGGAATCATAGCAGTAACATCAGCAGATGAATAGACAGCGAGTCTATGATAATTATCATTTACAGGTGAATTTTTTTCGTAATATTCACCTGCAATGACAGGGATAAAAGCACTTGTGTAATATCCTTCAGCACCAGCCAGTCCACCGTCACTGTCAATGCGCTTGTTGGATTCTATCGTTTCCGCATTGTACAGATTCGGAGATTCGCTGATGATGCTTAATGCGTTTTTTAAGTCAGTAATATCATTCTTATTCGTCTCGATCTGAGCGGCAGATCCTGACACACTGGACGCGGCTGTTTCCGCCGCACTCTGTGCTGTTTCTGAAGCTGTCTGAGCCACCTGAGCCGCGTTCTTCGCCGCCACTGCATCAGCCTTCGCACTGGTGGCTGTCGACGCACTGGTGGAAGCCTCCGAAGCCTTAGAGGTTGCTGTGCTTGCGGCCGTGGATGCCGTTGATGCGGAAGTACTTGCTTCCGATGCTTTCGTTGTCGCCGTCTGGGCAGCGCTTGAGGCTGTTGATTCACTCTGTGCCGCATTCGTAGCACTGGTCAGCGCTTCTGATGCTTTTGCCGTTGCTGTTGCTTCTGATCCGGCTGCCGCCAGAGCTGACGCAGCAGCTGCTTCGGCGCTTGCTCCTGCATCCTGGGCAACTGTGGCATAACTCGCCATCAGCTCCGCAAATTCTTCTTCTGTTCCTGTGTAGCCTTTTGACTTGGCATAGCCATAAGCCGTAGAAATACCTAAATCTTTCATCTGTCCTCCTAATCAGTCACGAACAAGTGTCCATCCTGCTGATAGAAATCTACGTTGACATTCGGTGTACGATCCATCATCAAATGACCATTGATGATTTCGAAATGTAAGTAACCGCTGAGTGCTGCAGCCTGTTCTGCTCTGTCTGCATACTCCTCGGCGGTAGACTCTGATTCTGCTGCAGCGCTGGCACTGACTGCCGCTGCCTGAGCGTTGATCAGGGAAACAGACTCAGATGCTGCGGCCGCCTCTTCTGATGCTTTCGCATTAAGCTCCGATTCCCTCGCGTTAGCAGCAAAGGTGCTTGCATCGCTCGCCTGATCGATTGCAATCTGAGCCTGATCTGTTGCGTCCTGCGCTTTCTCGGTGGTGACATCCACTGCATTGTCCAGCGCCGCGATGGCCTGCGTGATTGCATCCTGCTGGACCGGTGTCGGTTCCAGATCTGACGGCTGAGGTCTGTTCAGGACTCCGATACTGATCGTGTACTCTGTCTCGCCATCATCATCACCTTCGTGAAGGAAAATATACGCCTTCACCGTGCCGGATTTGAGAAGATGATCATCCGGGATCGTTACTGTACCTGTTCCGTCTTCGTCTGTGCCTCCGATCTGAGTGACCGACTCTCTCGCACCAGGTGCCACAAAATGGCACTCAAAAGCAAAAGGCAGATCAAGACCGATGATCTTAAGAATCTGCCCATAATCGTACTGAACGATCGGTTTCGTCTGTACAGATCTGTTATGACCTGTGAATGATGCTAATACTGTTTTGCCTCTATTCTCCGGCATCCTGCACCTCCTGAAGTTCTTCAGTGACCGCTGGCGGTTCCACTGTTTCTTCCTTGGTTTCGTTCATTTCATGCATATAAGCCTGTGCTTCGATCTGCACCATGGCATTCAGTTTTTCCTTCAGGACAAGCCTCAGGACTGCCGGAGGGAGCTGAGAAGCTACGCACGCAGCATCGATTTTTTCTTCAAGATCTTTGATTCTGACTGTTATTCCCATGTTCCCTCCTAAATCGTTGCCACCTTCGTGGTGTCAACATAAACTTCCAAGCCTGTTCCGCTCACCCACTTGAAATGAATTGTATTGGTCGTGTCGCTGAATGCTACCGGTTTGCCGTTCCTGTTCAGAGCACCTTTAGCATTGAAGTCATTGTTAACCGTCACGCCTCCAGAAGCCACGAGAGTCAGCGTATTTGCCGCCTCGCTTACCTGCACATAAGCGATGTTCGTGTTGTCTGTTTTTCTTCTGAAGATCAGCGTCGGATATCCTGCCGTATTTGCGTATGAATAGATGTTTCCTGTTTTCCCAAGAACCACTCCGCTCTCGCCGTCAGCGAGTGCGCTCTTCCCAACATACACTCCGTCGGTTACACCCAGTTCCAAGGCTCCGCTCACGATTTCCTCAATAAATGAAGTGGCAGCAGTGGATTTCTGATAGTGGAATCCGATATAAGATCCGGATGTTTCATGAGTCAGGTGTATCGTACCGTCAGTGCCGAGATACAATCCGGCATTTGCATCACTCCATCCGGTCTTTGACTCTCCCAGGATGATGTTCTTTGTGGAGAATGTCGGCAGACCGATATTGAATCTGTTGCTCTGCGCAGCCGCTCCAATGCCTGCTCCAACAAGTGTTCCTGTACTGTTGGAATAAAGATCTAGCGGCAGCAGAGCTGTGGAGATTTCTTTCGTTTTGATCGAGGAAACCCCGATCGCGTCCGTTACCGTCACTCTCAGAGTGGCTGTGCTGTCAATCGGAACGGCAAGATGAGATCCGGACGACACAGACTGCCATGAGCCTGTCCCGATTCGGTACTCACCTGTGACCGTTCCTCCGGAACTGAACTTCGTTCCTGAGAATTCAAAGTAAACATAAGGACCGCCAGCATCCTGGGATGTGGATGTGTCGTCAGCTGTTCTGTATCCGCTGTCAATCGAAGCGGACGGAGCTGTCCATCCGTAAACCGTGACGGTTCTTGTTTTCGTGTCTGTGGCTCCTCTGGAGTCCGTAGCCGTGACCGTGAAGGTCAGCGTGTAATTGCTTGAGGATGCTCCCACTGTTGCCGTGCGAAATGCCGCTGTGGCTTCTGAGGAAGAACTTTCCCTCATCGTGACCGATGGACCGGTTGAGGAAACCGTGACTGTTGTGGTCACTGCCGAGGCTCCGCTCGCAGCCGTTACAGATGTGTTGACCGTCAGATAAGATCTTCCTGCGTATGCTCTGCCACTGTATCCGTTCGTGACTGCCACGGAGCTGATTGCCACTGTCGGATGTACGCTTGAGTTGTCGATCGTGACAGCGAACGATGTTGAGCTTGAACCAATCTTCGTGCTTCCGGAATATGTATCGAGAGTGACTGTGACCGTTCCGGTCTTTGAAGACAATTTCGACAGGATCTCGGAATCCGTGAGGGTGAATGACTTAGATCCTGCTCCGGTAATGTCGCTCCATGCCTTGATCGTTGTGCTGCCGATCTTCGCGGAAGGTTTGTATGTCATTCCGGAAATGCCGGTGAATGTCATTGTGTTGGCTGTCCCCAGTGACGCATCAATGATGATCGACTGGTGTGCTGCAGTCACTGTGGCGGCTCTGGGAATCGTTGTGAGTGTCAGGCTGACACTGACTTCTCCGCTCCCCGGAACGGCTGAAGCACTGTTATTCTTTGTGAAGACCGCTCTTGCTGTTCCGCTGCCGGTTCCGTTGCTGTTATGTGCCACATCGAAAGTGGCTGTTGCTTCCACTGTTGTTCCGGCACCGATTGAGGGAACATTGATTATAGCTCGCTGAGTTCCTGCCCAGAAGATTGCGAGTGTCGGATAGGGATTCCCGACCGACCACGCTGTCACGCTGGTGCGAGAATGAAGCTGAGCCTTGACTGTGATATTTGATGTATTCGCTGATGTGTTCGTGCTGTTCTCCACAGCCGATACGATCAGGTCAAAATCATTATTTGTGTATCCACTTCGGGAGACTACTGTACTATTTGATGCCATCAGCTTGTCCTCCTTGTGAATGTGAGTCTCGATCCGTCAGATGATGCAGCGATCCTCCACCTGTTATTCACGAGCGTAGGAGAGCCGACAGACAGTTCGGATGTACCGAATCCGTCTGCAGCGATCCATGCATATTTCGTGGATCCATCGCTGAAGTACAGCTCATCGTTGTCAAAGTATGAGAAGATCGCAGAATGATTGTTTCCGATTCTGATCGAACCGGTATCCGGATCTATATGGAAATTGGATCTGAAATCTGAATCGAGCCTTGAATATAACTCGATATACACTTCTCCGGTGTCCAGATTCCAGTATGATCCTCCACTGTTGCTCTGAATGATACCGGCTTTCAGCAGATTCGCGTTCAGCGTGCCGACATCAATGAAATCAGCGCTGAAGTGTCCGTCAATCGTCCAGGCTGAAACGAAAGCCTCCGGATCATAGCCGGAATGTGAGAATCCGATTCCGTTCTTATTGATTCTGAGAACATTCACCGCATCTTCAAGACTCGGAGAATCCAAATAAAGAGTTTCCTGCGGCCTTCCATCAGCGTCGGTGATCTCTACTTTGTATCCGCCTCTTCCGCCCTTTAACAGCTGTGTCTGCTGATCGAGCGCCTGCCCGATGTAAGACTTTGTCGGTACATTCTGATAGACTCTTTCCTCAACGCTCTGCTGGATTGCCTGGGAGAGCGATGTGCTCTTTTCTCCCAACTCCATTGAAACGAATCGTTCCAGAAGAGCGTCATAGACCGTCTTGACCACTTTCGCTCGCGCTGTGATGCCGAGCTTCTCATAGATGATTCGCACTCTGTCAGCAAGACGAACGCGCTCCAGCGAAGCGAAACGAGCGTATTCGGGACTCTGCCACAGCTGCGCGAAGTTGATTGTCAGTGTTTCCTTGAGCACCCACGGATCGCCGGATGCCGCAGTAATTGCCGCCGTTCTCAGCTGATCCTGTGTCGGCGGTTCCTGAAACTCTTCAGAGAGATCCAGCGGAACACACTTTTCAACTGTGTCTCCGCTCAGGATCAGAATCGGATCATCCAGCATGACTGTTTCTTCGCCATACACATCTGTCCAGTAAGGCACCACAGCATTGTATGAACCAGTGGAATCGACTTCCTGATTCAGTCTGATCAGATTCTTTCCGTACCGGATCTCGCCTCTATCCTCACCTCGGTTGACATGAAGCTTGACAGTAAACTTGTCGAACTCATACTCACCTTTGCCATAGACATCCAGAATGGAGCCTGCCATGCCTCCGAGAACGCTCCGGACTGTTGCCGGATGCGTCAGATTGAAACCGCTGGAGACCTGCTTGTCTGTCCAGAAAGTGAACGGATTTGTCGAAAGGCTATTGCTCACCAGTGATGCGATGGTCTGCACACAGCTCCCTGCCGTAAACGGTCTCAGGACGATGTTATTCAGTCTGTATGAGATGTGCTGGCAGTAGAAAGTAACAGCTCCGTCAAGCGGAGCTGATCTTCTGTAAATTTCGAATGGCTGCGGAATCTTAGTATCATCGTGAGGAACGAATACAATCCTGCCGTCGACCAGGTCATTGAATCTCGGACCGTTGACAGGATAAGTAAATTCACACTCATAGACACCATTCAATTCTTCAGTGACGATGCATGAGATACAGTCAGTCAGCCTTCCAAGTCCTTGAGACTGGAAGGCTGTTTCTGTGCTTTCGTAAAGAATGGGGATCATATCGTCCACCACCTCGGTGTGATTTCGACCTTGGTAATGCCAGAGCCGAGGTCGATGCCGTTAGATCCGGATTTCAGCTTTGGATAATCCCATGTCGAGAACTGAACATATTCATTCAGCCGTGTTGATCCGTTATAGCACTCCATCAAGTGGCAATCAATATCCG